GTCAATCCAGATGGACCATTTGGTGACTGCGGCAAAAGGGGTATGAGTGTAAAATTAGTAGAAGGATTGCCATTAAAATGTTGTAAACGAAAACGCACACTGCCACGAAAACCACGATACATGCAAGCAAAATAAGAAAACAAGCCAGAACAATGATCCCAAGATGCATCGTTATCAGGTATAGTATATGTGGTGTCAACAGAAAACAAAGTCCGAGCAATATCAAACACAATGCCAGAAGGTGAAAGTGGTGGCCATGGCACAATAATTGCTCCACTTGCTGAAGAATTGAAACGATAAAATCGTTTAATAAGATCACCAACACTCAATGTAACATCACCATCCATATTATTAATGATATGACTTGCACATGGCGCAGCCACAGATTGGGCAGACACATGTTCTCGGCCAGTGCCTGTAGCATTGAGTGGTATAATGGAGGCATTGCCCAAACCTGGCACAGACAATTGAAAATCATCACCACCAGCAAACCATATGTTGATATCAACAGACAAAGAAACACCAACTGGTGCCACCAATGGATTAATGATATGCACAGCCATCATGCCCATATGATAGTCACGTTCGTAAACAGGGGCAGCAAAACCAACTGGGACCTTGAGCCACCGGGTGGCTGCTTGATAGGGCACCAATATCTCATAATCATGTTTTCCATCACCCAAGTCGATATAAACACCATATTGTGACGTAACATCAGCAATAGACGTGGGTATTAATCTTGTTCCATAATGTATGCCAACAAACAACTTTCCAGTGTGATAAGAGGAAGCAATCACTTGCACACGGAAGCGAAGTGTGCCATGCCAAAAAGTATGTTTCAAAGACATAAATTCAATTGGCGTCAAATTTAGAACATTGTTGAAATCCCAATTTCCGTTCAAACTATTGGGCAAAGGCGTCAAAGCTTGTTTATACAAAACATCACCACTCGCATAACCAGAGCCAGTTGTGGCCCATGGGAACATGGTCATAAGTCCCCATTTACTAGTCAACCATTTCATATCCATTTCATCAGTAGTAGTGCCAAAATCCTCAGGTTTAGGTAAAGGGATGACACTAGGATTCAAACATACACGTTCCATGTGTGTAATGTTCGTTGAATTCGTCATAGGTGCAAAAGGAGCCAACAAAACCTGTGGTGGTTCCATAGCATAATTTGGTTTATCCAATGTTGAAACCTTATTAGTAGAACCAGCACCAAGCTCACGAAAATTCTCGTTAGTAGCAGAAGAGCCACCAACAATTGCCTTGTGAACTTTTGACATATTGTAATTAATTGAAGTAAAGTTACCTTGCGGATAAACTCGCTCACGAGTCCAAAAATCATCAACAGTCCGAACAAGCCCAGTTGGTACAGGCACCTTGAACTCATTATCCTCAAAACGAACAGTCACAGAAACATTAAGGCTTAAAGAACCACCAGTACCCACCTGTAAGATATTCAAAATGACTATATGAAATGAACCCAAATAGTCAAATACTACACGTGGAGTATTGATATTAATATAACCATAAGGGCATTGGAATGGGACTGTGAAACTGCCTATTGAACTTTCTGCAGGATCCAATAAAATATGATTCAAACTTGAAGCATTGACCAAACCACCTGGCGCACCATATGTTCGATTTTTGGCGGAAACCTTTGAAACACCAGGCATATGAAACATCATCAATCGACCTGTATGAAATTTTGTGC